CTGGAATGAAATAACTCAACGAAGATATTTTGTTGAGCCGCATATACATGACTTGGCCAATTTTTCCAAGTGGCAAGGTCGAAGAGTATTGGAAATTGGCTGTGGTATTGGCACTGATGCAGAACAATTTGTTCGCCACGGAGCAGATTACACTGGCATAGATGTCAGCACAAACAGCATAAATCTCTGCAAAAAAAGATTCGAAATACAACAACTGACAGGAAACTTTCTTTGTTGTGATTCAACCAATCCAGATTTAGTCAAGGAGTTGGGAAAATTTGATTTGGTCTACAGCATGGGGGTAATACATCATTGCCCAACCCCAGACAAAATCATACACAATGTCAACTGCCTGCTACAAGATAATGGAGAGTTTAGATTTTTGGTCTATGCTGAAAATAGTTGGAAATCGGCCATGATTCAATCAGGACTGGATCAATTTGAAGCCCAGGCAGGGTGTCCATACGCAGAAACTTATACAGAACAAAAGGTCAAAGACTTGATATCCACTTATTTTGACATAATCGATATTAGACAAGATCATTGTTTCATGTATAATATAGCTGAATATCGCCAAGGAAATTATGTGTTAGAACCATGGTTTAGAGAAATGCCCGAAGCCATGCGTCTGGCTATCAAAAAACATTTGGGTTGGCATCTTTGCGTAAAGGCTATTAAAAAATCATGATCAATGTTGATGAAATACTTTCGATTCTGCAAGAAGAATGTGCAGAGGTCATACAGGCAGTCAGCAAAGTCAATCGCTTTGGTATGACAGGAATGAACCCCAAAGACAACAAAAACAATCAATATCATCTAGAAGAAGAAATTGGTGATTTGACCTGTATGATTGAACTTTTGATAGAAAATGGTATAGTCAACAAAGACAATATTGACAGTGCTGCTATCAATAAAAGAGTCAAACTGCGTAAATGGTCTACAATTTTTCTCAACAACAATATTCCAAATCAATAAAGGTCTACAATGTCAAAATTTCACTATACAGAAAAATTTTATTCTGTCCAAGGAGAAGGTCGCTATTCAGGAGTTCCCAGTGTATTTCTTCGCATGTTCGGTTGTAACTTTCGTTGCAAAAATTTTGCAAGATATAACCAAGACATTCTAGGCGAAACAGTCTCACATAATCCAGAAGTCGTTGAGATCATCCGCAATATCGATCAATACAAAGAATTCAAAGATTTACCACTGGTCGAAACTGGCTGTGACAGCTATAGCTCAGTGTACCCAGAATTTAAAAAATTTGTTTCAAAAGCATCGGTTGACGAGCTTGCCGAAGATATTGTCAACTTGCTGCCCAATCAGACCTGGCAAGACGAGCATTTGGTCATCACTGGCGGCGAACCCCTGTTGGGTTGGCAAAAACTTTATCCAAGTTTACTGAATCACAGCCTGATGCGTGGTTTAACCGAGATCACTTTCGAAACCAACGGCACACAAGCATTGACAGTTGATTTTAAATCTGCTTTGCAAGATTGGGTGAGTTGGCATTATCGCTGTGCCAAAGAAATTACATTTTCAGTGTCTCCCAAACTCAGCGTCAGTGGCGAAAATATTGCAGATTCCATCAAACCCAAAATCATAGTAGACTATGAAACTGTGGGGCACACTTATCTGAAGTTTGTGGTCAGTGGCATGAAAGACATTGAAGAAATTGAATATGTGGTGCATCTATACCGAGATCAAGGTTTTCAAGGTCATGTCTACTTAATGCCAGTTGGCGGTGTAAATAGTGTGTACAATCAACATGCAAGAGAAGTGGCAGAACTTGCCATGAAATTGGGTTTTCGATACAGTGCAAGACTGCAGGTTGATTTGTGGAAAAATGCATGGGGTACATAATGGAAGAATTTAAAATCACAAGAAATCAGTTTTTGAAACTGCAAGAAATTTTCACAGATTATCCGCGAGTTGAAAGTGTAATTTGGCAACAAGAATCAACTTCGGGCATTGGTTATAAAATAACTCTGATCTATGACCCAAGGTCAGTGGTAAAAGTTGATATAACAGATTATGAAAGTTGGTAAAATGTTTAAATGGTTGACTAACAGGAAAAAAACACAGTCTGTAGAGCAAAAAACAGAAAAACAGATTGCCACAGAAAAGGGGCTACCCTATATAAAAATTATCAGTTTTGAAATTGATTCAAAAAATTTACACACTGGTAGTTTTGAATTAGACTGGAATGATAAATTCATAGCCGATCTAATTCGTGCCGGTTATCAAATCAAGCGAGAAGACAGTGAAGCGGACATTGTGGATCGTTGGTTTCAAAATGTCTGTAGGCATGTGGTAATGGAAACTTGGGAGCAAGAACAAGCCATTGCCAATAATTGGACCAAAGTTAGAGATCTAGGCGATGGCAGATCGGAAATAAGTTGAAAGAATCTTTCTCAATTACCGGAAATCAAAATTAAATTACCAATCATCTCAAGCAATTAAGACAACAATAGGGACCACAAGGAATTGATTGAAACTTTGTGGGAAACTATAACAAAATTTCAGTACATACAGGTAATGGTAAACTGAAAGTTTGGATGTTGCTGAGAGGATTCAGTAAAAATTAAATTTGACAAAATTTATTTGATAATGTACAATTAGCACTCCCAACCATGAATTTCTAATATGAAATATCTTTTGATTGATACAGCAAATACTTTTTTCCGTGCAAGACATACTGCATTTCGAGCCACAGATGAAAATGAAAAGATCGGATATGCATTACATGTAACTCTCAGCAGCATCAACAAAGTTTTTCGTAAATTTTCCACCGATCATGTGGTATTTGCCCTAGAAGGGCGTAGTTGGCGCAAAGACTTTTATAAGCCATATAAAGCCAATCGTGCAGTAGATCGTCTTAGTCAATCTTTGGAACAACAAAAAGAAGATCAACTGTTTTGGGAAACCTACGATCATTTTGTTGCCTATCTTCGTGATCAAACCAACTGCTCGGTGATTCGTGACCCCAATGCCGAAGCAGATGATGTAATTGCTAGATGGATTGCCCTACATCCCAATGACGAACATATTATTATCAGCAGTGACACAGACTTTGTACAGTTGTTGAGCCACAATGTCAAACAGTATAATGGTATCACTGATGAATTAATCACTGTGGATGGTATTTTCGATTCTCGAGGTCGCCAATGCACTGATCGTAAAACCAAACAGACCAAAACTATTCCTGATCCTGAATGGTTGTTGTTTGAAAAATGTATGCGAGGCGACCCCACTGACAATGTCTTTTCGGCTTTTCCCAAAGTAAGACTGAAAAGTACCAAAAACAAAATCGGTTTACTTGATGCATTTCAAGATCGTCATCAAAAAGGTTTCGCATGGAACAATCTTATGCTACAACGATGGGTGGATCATGACGGAGCAGAACACAGAGTGTTAGATGACTATCAAAGAAATCGCACTTTGATTGATTTGACATTGCAACCAGATTCTGTGAAAAATTCTGTAGATCAACATGTGAGACAACAGATTAGAATCAATGACATCGGTCAAGTGGGGCTCAAGTTTATACGATTTTGCGGTCGATACGAACTGGTCAAATTGAGTGAGTCGGCTGATCAGTACAGTCAATGGCTCAACACAAAATATCAAGGTATACTACATGATTATAGCAAAACCAATCATCAAAAATGAATTTTGGATATTACAAAAAAATCAAGAAAAAATCGGCAATATTGAATCAAAGAACAATATTTTCACAATCACTATAGGCAACAGAAAATTTGTTGCAAATAATTTACAATCACTGAAAAAAAACAATATTGTCTTTGAAAAGGTCACGGTCAACAGACCTTGTGCTATTACACAGGTATATGGCTATCCAACAGACTGTTTGGCCTACAATCCAATCTGGGATGTAAAAAAACGCATACCTTTGTTTACAAAAAGGAAAAAAAGCCGTTGTTGGTTTGCAGCAGGGTGGTATAAAATTTATCAAAAAGACCAATGGCAAATTGTTCAAAATCCCAAATTGATTTCTATCAAGCGTAATAGATATCTGGGACCATACCATGACAAACAATCTGCCAGTCTGGCAGAAGCACAATCAATAGAGGACACACTATGACCAATGTTTTTAGGGATCAAGAAAAGTTCATGCGAGCCTGTGACCAAACAGTTGGTGAGCTAAATGAAACACAATACAAACTTTACCTTGACCTCATGAGCGAAGAATGGAAAGAATTACAAGTAGCATTAGCCAACGCAAACCGTGTAGAACAGTTAGACGCACTACTGGACTTTATTGTTGTGACTACAGGTGCTATCCATAGTGGCGGCTTTGACGGCGAAGGCGGTTGGAAGGAAGTTATGCGTACCAACTTTGCCAAAATTAACAAAGAAACAGGCAAAGTACGCAAACGAGAAGATGGCAAAGTTTTGAAACCTGTGGGCTGGACGCCGCCTGATTTGAAACCGTTTGTCAAATGAGTTTGCACATTGATAGATTCGTTGATTTGGTTAGATCACATGACGCCAAAGGAAAACGCGATGTTGTTTTGTCTATTCAGGATGCCAGAAACCTGTTGGGCGATATCACCAAACTTCTAAATCAATTGAATAGGCAGAATTTGCCCAAGACAGAAAATCAAACTCAAGTAGAAATAAGTGGCGGCCGCTTTAGATAAATATATGCATATATTTAGGAGAATGCAGTGAGTAGGCCCAAACCAAAAATAATTGCTGAAATAACCAATCGCAGCACTTATCGCAGTGATCAAGTCTTGGCCAGCGAAGGAATTTGGGCGGTATTTTACAACGAGCAACCCATTAACCTAAAAACCTGCAATCTTCTGACCAGTGTGCCGGGTCCAAAATATCGTAAAGTCAGTTTCAGTAACAAAGGACATGCCATCAATTTGGCAAAAAAATTAAACTCTCAATTCAAAACAGACAAATTTTCAGTGGTGCTGCTGAAATCTGGACCCAAAGTCTATCCCAATGACTAAGAATCAATACGGCAATTTTTTTAAACAAAAAACCAATAACGATCAGATAGAAAAAAACATTTGGGTGAATCCAAATATCAGTAGTTTTAGGCTTACTTTATTTGGTAGAAATCTGTTTTTGGATTCTGTGGAATTTGAGTGTCACTTGGTGAATATCAAGATATCCAAGTGGACTGCTAGACATGTTTTGGCCATAGATAAAACTATCACAGGACCCTTCTGGTACAAAATTGATCCCAAAAAACAGATGTTGAACATGGAATTTTTTGACAGATCGGATCAAGCTGTTGTGTTGTGTTTATACAACAACTTGGATATGTTCCTCAAACACTACAAAAAATAATGGTTGACCACAATTCAGTTTGATGCTATAATAGCATTACAGTGATAAAAAACATTGTCACTGTGCGAAAGTGGTAGAAATCTTGCAAAAAAATCCATGATTGGTTGACAAAAACCCCAAGGTCAAGTACAATACGATTATGAGAAAGAAACGCACAGATCGCAATCACATCATTTACATGTTGGAATGTAATGATGAGTTCTACATTGGCGTGACTGCCAAGACTCAAAGCACCGTAAACAAAAGTGTTTTGGTTCGCTGGAACAAGCATATTTATCGTGCTCGCAGTGAAAACAAGTCTTGGCGTCTGTATGACGCGATTAGGCGCTTTGGGGCTGACAGTTTTACTGTCAACATCATTGATGTTGTTCGTGGTAAAACTGAAGCACATCAACTTGAGCGTTCGCTGATTCGCCAGTATCAGCCCAGTCTGAACACCGACACCAGAGTAGCAGTGTGATTTCTTACAGTAAACAATTTTTATCATAAATATATTTTTCTAACAAGGAACAACAATGAAAAAAACACTGATTAGTTTAGCTATTTTAACCGCTGTTTCAACTGCCTCGGCATTGGATTTTGGTGCTGGGTACAGTCGAAATACCACAACAGATGTCAACGGTTATGGATTGTCTGCAACACAGTCATGGGGCCCAGTCAGTCTTACTGCTGCAGTAGATCGGTTTGATGCGGTGGGCGGTGTCCATGATTATATTTCTGTTTTGGCAGGATATACTGTGGCCAAAATTTGGGGAGTATCGGTTGATGGACAATTCGGTGCCAGTTATGTACATGCCGAATCTGCAGTAGATGGATTAACCTCTGTATTTGGTCTGGGAGCAAGTTTGCCATTGACTAAATCCATGTCATTGACCGGAGATGTTCGGAGGACATTGGGCGGAGGTAGTATGAAAGTTCATGATGGTACTACCGTAGGGGTGGGACTAAAGTATAGTTTCTAAATTAGAGAATCAATTCGATAGGACCGCAAGGTCCTATTTTTTTGACTAAATAGCATGTATGAGACTAAATCAATTTTTCGAACAAGTAGATTTATTTGAGATTAATATGAGCCCCGGTGGGCTAAAATCCGCTTTAAAGAACATTGATGCCCGTGTGGGTATGGAATTCGAAATGGTGGTGCCCAGTGTGGGCGGCGACTTAACTGACGATACTCCTGTAATGAATATGGACGACGATGTTGATGCTGGCAGCATCAGAGACATCATAGCATTTTTTGATGATGGTGACTACAACCGTGGTATGATTAACGATTTTGAACAACAACTACGACAAGATTTTAGCGAATGGCTGTCGGAAACTTTTGACTCAAGATGGGAAGCAGACAAAGAAACTTTTGTCTATGATCATTTAAGGGATCATATGGATGTGGAAGATGTTGCTGTGTTATTGGGGTTAGATCCTGATGACATTGATGGGTTGACCCGAGCACAGGTGGAGGAAGTCACAGAACAAGTCATAGCAGAGTATGGTGAACTGTTGAGCAATATTCGAGATCGAGCCCAAGAAGAGTTTTTCAGTGACACTGAAGACCTTGAAGATGAATGGTTGAGTGAAACAGGCTTGTTGTATATGAGTGAAGTACAAAACGCATATTCTAACTTGATTTCCTGGCCTTTTTGGGATGTCAAGGAATCAGACAAAGAAGAATCGATTCGGGAAATAGCATTGGATTTTATGACGGCCTTAGGCGATTCCTCAGTGGCCTACGGGGTCTCATATCACGGTCCCTATAAAAAATTCTCAGCCAAACGCCAATGGGTTGACATAGGCAGTCAAAAACCCAACGACTGCTATACTGTGGAACCTGATGGTAGTCTAGAGCCAGATGACGATGAGTTGGGGTTGGAATTTGTGAGTCACCCTCAACCAGTGGCAGAAATGATCAAGGATCTAGATCTGGTCAAGATCTGGGCCAAGAATGCAGGTGCCAAGACTGGACACGATTTAAAAACTGGTCTACACATGAATGTCAGCATTCCTGGATACAATGACAACAAGTTAGATTTTGTAAAACTGGCATTGTTGGTAGGCGACCAGTATGTTTTGAAAAAATTCGGTCGATCAGCCAGTACCTACGCTGCCAGTGCTTTGCAGATGGTTCAAGATCGTATTCGTACATTGACTGCTGATCAAATACAGGGTTTATTTGATCAAATGCGTTCGGGATTAAATCAATTTGCCAGTAAGAGTATACGGGACAGTAGTACTGGCAAATACAGCAGTATACATCCCAAGGGACAATATATAGAATTCCGTGGCCCAGGTGGAAATTGGCTCAAAGAAGACACTGACACTCTGGTGTCAACTATGATGAGATTTATAGTAGCTTTGGATGCTGCCATGGATCCCGATAAGTACCGTAAAGAATACCTCAGTAAACTACGCCGTATGCTGTCTGCCAATGTGGATCAAGATGTCTATGGAGATATGCTGGATCAGTTTGCCAATTATATGTTCAAACTGCAAGGCAGTCAGTCAGAAGTCGCTGGTATACTCAGTCCCGAGGCACAGCGGGCTCTTAAAGACATTAGAACTCAAACCTATCAGACACTAAAGAAGCGATCACAGACCACCCAAACACCCCAAAGACCACAATTGACTGCCCCTGAGACCCAACCTGACGCCAATTGGGCTGTGGTTCGTCAACGCGATGGCAGACCTGTATACTACTTTATTAGAAATACTCCAGAAGAAGCCCAAACTGCATTTGATATCCTAAGTATGGGAGATTCTTGGACTTACGAACTAGTACCTGTACAGCCCAGAAGCAGTTTCGTACCGCCAAGGTCTTTGGATATACTACAAGGCAGCACACAAGACCTTCAACAGCAACGATCCCAAGGTGGATTTACAGGATCTTGGCGAATCACTATTGATGGTGAAGAAGTACACCGATTCAGCGGGGTAGGCAATGTTCAAGCTAATGCCAACGATGTGGGTCAGCAGTGGGTGTTAAATGCGATTAGGCAAGGGCGATTAAACCCCGCGCCAGGTGCCGAAATAGATGTCTTACCCATTATGGGCGACCAAAGTTAATTTCGGCAATCTAGGTCATTGACCGGCGTCAAACTATCAGCTATAATGGCGTTATGCCTAGTGTATTAGATCAAACTTTTCGCCATACCTTGTTGCTCAATGAACGACATCGTCGTGACATAGAACACTACTGCGAGACCGAGATTGGTATCAGAACCTACTATCTCAATCGTTATCGTGGTGGCAGACACTGGCGTACATCCAACTCTCATCTAAATACACAACAAATAGAAGTCTGTGTAGATGATGATCACCACGCCATAATTTTGGCATTACAGTTCTCGTAAAAATTCAAATCATGAAAGAAATATTATGGAATCAATTGAAATTCGCAAAGTCATAAATGGTTTTATCGTTGTAGTCAACGACGAAGACTCCAGCAAAGAATTTGTCTTTGACAGTTATCGGCGGGTACTGAAATTTATCAAAGAATACCTGGACGCAGATGCAGTAAAAAAATGATCACAATTTATGAATACTGCATAGACCTAGCACGCTCAAAATGCGTAGGTAAAAGTATCCCAAATCAAATTCATACCACCGTGAACTGAATTTTGCACTGTGTGGATTATTGTGATGTGTATTGTGTAATTCTTCGCCGCATATGATTACACCTATTGGCACAATGTTGCGGCTGTTGTCTCTAGTATGGAAGGCTCTGTAACCAATGGCATGCCCAAGACCATTGATGACATTGGCGGCCAACACTGGTATACAGATCATCTGTAAAATCCAAATCAGCAATCCCCAATAAGAAAATAAAGCACAGTCAATTATCAGCAGGGACATCACACCCAACCAGTGATATGGAGTATATAGTCTTCTTTCTATCCAATCATCAGGGGTGCCACGACCGTAGGTTTCCAAGGTATCCATATTTTTGGCAGCTCGATGATAATACATAAATCCTTTGAATAAAATTTCTCGTAGCCCATATACCGTAGGGCTATGCGGATCACCCTGTTGATCTGCGAATCTATGATGTTTTCTGTGTATGGCCACCCACTGTTGGGTAATCATGCCAGTTGTCAACCACAGCCAGAATCTCATAACATGTGCCAAAACAGGATGAAAATCTACTGCTCTATGAGCTTGATGTCTATGCAAATACAGTGTGACTGAAATTATTGTGAGATGTATTGTGACTAAGGTATATACTATGGCCATCAAATATTTAGCCTTGAAAAATTATCTTTAACACATAATTTTACCTTTATCCGGCCAGAATACTTGTTTGTCTAGTACAAATATTGTACAATTTTATTTTACAAAGGAAAAAATATGAAAACTGTTGGCGATCGTCTTGAACCATTTTTAGTAACCGGTGTGCGTCCTGGCCAACCAGAAGATGCATTTTTTGACATCACAGAAAAAAGTTTTGAAGGTAAATGGAAGGTGATTGTATTTTACCCCAAAGATTTCACGTTTGTTTGCCCCACAGAAATTGTAGCATATGACAAACTGTTTCAAGATTTTGAAGATCGCGATGCTGTTTTATTGACTGGTAGTACAGACAATGAGTTCTGCAAAGCAGCTTGGCAAAAATCACACCCTGATCTACAAAAGATTCGTCATATCCAATTTGCTGACACTCAGCGTTGGGACTGGGACAATGGCAGTGCCCGAGGTCTAGTAGAACAGTTGGGTGTATTCTATGCTCCAGCCGGTGCAGCCCTAAGAGCCACATTCATTGTTGACCCCGACAATGTGATTCAACACATCACAGTCAATAACCTCAATGTTGGTCGAAATTCAGAAGAAACTTTAAGAGTATTGGATGCTTGCCAATCGGGAGAGCTATGTGCCTGTAATCGTGCCGTGGGCGGAGAAACTCTATAATGCAGTGGGTCGATAATATCAAAGAAGGTCTACCAGACTACGCCAAAGACACACGGCTCAATCTTGATGCTGTAGTAAAGCGTAGTACACTGGACCCACTCGAAGCCGAATGTGTGGCATTGGCTGCTGTATTTGCCACTGGAAACAGTCGGCTATGGACATGGATTTCCAGTCAGATCAATAATCCCACTGAGACCAATGCTGCCATCACAGCCGCATCACTCATGGCCATGACCAATGTCTGGTACCCTTACATTGAAATGACCGAGGACGAACAGTTGAAAGGACTACCCGCTCAACTACGCATGAATGCCATTGCCTCACACGGTGGTACCACAAAGGCTCGGTTTGAGGCCTATAGTCTTGCAGCCAGCATTGTGGGCCGGTGCCATTTCTGTGTGAAGGCCCACTATGACACCTTGAAGAAGGAAGGTTATACTGTGGAGCAGCTTCGTGACATTGGGCGTATTGCTGCTGTAATGACCGCTGTAAGTCGTATCATGGTGGAATAAACAATGTTAGAAACCATAGGTGAAATTTTTCGCGAAGGCTATCGTCGTGGTTGGATAACTACTCGCGATGGTAATGCCAGTCTTAGATATAAAGCAGTAGATTATTTTCACATCACTCCCAAGGGTGTACGAAAGCAAACTCTACAGCCTGACATGTTCAAAAAAATTGGTATTGGTCATAATGATTGGTATGAGATGGAATACACCAATATCAGTGCACAGCTGGAACCCAGTGGTGAAATTCCCATGCATTGGGGAGTTCAACGCCGGATAGACACTGAAGTACGAGTTGTATTGCACATGCATCCAACCTACATCACTGCTGCCATGTATCGAGGTATCGATCTACAAAAACTTGTTGATGAGTTTCCTGAATTAAGTCGTTATACCACAGTAGGACCCACTGTTCCGATGATTCCACCGATCACGCAAGAACTGGCCGACGCCTGCGTTGAAAACTTGGGGGTACAGCATGATGGCAGTTTGAAATACAACATCATAGGAATGGATCGCCATGGTGCAATTGCTGTTGATACCAGCCCATGGCGTGCATTTGAACATCTAGAACGGCTGGAACATATTTGTAAAATAATTTTAATTTCCTGAGTTGATCATATCTAGAGCAGCCTGATATCTACGAAGTTCTTCTGCGCTCCATGCTGCTGGATTGATACCTGGTGATGTGCCGGTCGATTTGCCGGGATCACCAGATTGTTGACCAGAAAATCTACCACTAGCGTCGGGTCTAATTCCGGCCAGATATTGCATAGCTCGTAATCTTACATCATCATCTATACTGGCTCCGGGCTTTATTAAGGGCATGTCAGTCTGTGGTTGGTTTGTAGTAGGTACAGCCGACGACGCTCTCGGAGCAGATCCTGAAGTAGATGCTTGGTTAGATGTTGAAACTGGTTCGGGCTTGGGTTCGGGCTTGGGTTCGGGCTTGGGTTCGGGCTTGGGTTCGGGCTTGGGTTCGGGCTTGGGTTCGGGCTTGGGTTCGGGCTTGGGTTCGGGCTTGGGTTCGGGCTTGGGCTGAGTAGGCACCGGAGGTGCAGCTAACGATCGTCCTGAACCAGCCGATTGAACAGGTTCCCCTTGTCCCGGAACCGAGCGTTCTGCCCTATTGCTTGCCGAGGGTTCTCCCCGAGCAGTCGGTGTAAACACTCTGCTAGAGGCAGGTTCCCTATATTCAAGACTCCCTCTAGGCAAGTCGCGTTGTCTTGCTGGGGTTACATCAACATCTCTGGGTCTGATCGGCGGGGGTGCAGGTTCGCTTTGTCTTGCATCCATTGGGCGTCTTGGTATCAGTGGCTCAGGTGCAGGTTCGCTTTGTCTTGCATCCATTGGGCGTCTTGGTATCAGTGGCGGGGGTGCAGGTTCGCTTTGTCTTGCATCCATTGGGCGTCTTGGTATCAGTGGCGGGGGTGCAGGTTCGCTTTGTCTTGCATCCATTGGGCGATCTGGTCCTCTCGGTGTTAGTCTCAGTGCAGTGGGGACTTCACTAGGCGCTTGACTGGGGTCGCGATTTGCTTGTTGTCTAGCTTGTGTGGCAGCATCTCTAGGTCCGCTTCCTGTAGAACTAGGCACAATTATACTAGATCCGCCCGCAGTGGAATCGCTGGGTTCTCGTCTACCTTGTGGGAAAGCAGGACGGTCAACTGTGACATTTCTTGGTTGAAAGGGTGTACTAGATACAGGTTCATTTTGTCTAGGATCTAATCTTGGTAAAATGCTGGGTGTCGTTCTTCCTTGTAGTATATCCCTAATAGGACCCGAAGGAAGTAAATCAGTGATACCGGGTCTGGTAATTGTAGCGCCAGGTGCAGACATTGATTGTCCCGGTGTTCTTTGAGAAGCTGCCGAACCCGAAGTTCCGGTTCTTGGTATGGCAGGCTGACTTTGTCCCACTCTGGGTCCCGACCCTGTGCCAGGCGGTCTAGGCCCTGGTCTTACTGGTTGCTCGAATAAATCTTTTAAGTTCATATTAAATGTATTTATATTTTTTTCAATTAACCCGAACCTAGTCTCCAAAATATATTTTGTGCCCGTTTTCTTAGTTTACTGACAAATTCTTCTTCAGTTAAAATGCCTTTGGCAGTGTTGCATTTTTTACAGGTAACTTGTAAATTATCGTAGGTAGTGGGACCGCCTTGACTTTCCGGAATCACATGATCAAGATGTATTTCTTTATGAGTTAGATCCTCGTCGCAGTAGACACAATGATATCCATCTCTTTTGGTGACCTGTCTACGCAACCTCGTTGGTATTTTTTGTTTTTCTGTCATTGTCATGCCAATGGATCTGTAAATACCAACTGTGGCCCTGCAGGTGTAAATCTTATCATACTGTTACCTGTGTGCATGTCCAACTCAAGGTTTTTAAACACTGACAAACCTACAATAAGAGTCAATGCTTCAATTAATTGTGGATCACGATTACTGAATTGTTGCTGCATATCTTGAAAAAAATCAGAAATCTTATTGTGAGTTTTTTGAATATCTGGTTTGGCCAGCATTTTTTGAAATTCTTTGTAGATGTCTCTAGCCAACTGTTCCACACTTCTTGTCAGAATTGCCCAAACATAGTCTCTGCTGCCAGTGGCTGCTATTTCGCTTTCCTTTTCGGGAAAATATTTCAGTGCCAGACCAGCCATGGTTTCGTAATCCAATTTTTCATGAGAATAAAGTTTTTCCATGTCATAACTGGGTCTTTCCTGTTTATCGTATTTTTGTACTTTGACTAGATAGACACGAGGAAAAAATGGATTGTTTGCCATAAGGTTCAGTATGTTTTTGACATAGATTTTATAAGGATCTTGTGTGATTACTTGTTTGCTCTTTTTCCTCACTACAAAAGGGTCCCTGGTTTGTTGAACTGCTGCGTAGGCACCAGTGCCAAGAGTATTGGTATGCATGGGCAAAGTGCCTGTTCCCCCATTGTGCTCCTCCCATTGACCTACCGTGCGTCCGTCAATGACGGCTTGTTCATTGGGTCCATCGATGTATGGATAAGGTTTAAAGTCTAAATCCTGCACATCCGGTAAAAGCTTTTTTATGCGAGCTCGCCATTGCTCCCTGGTGCCTCGAAAGGGTAGTGCGTTGCGACTGAATAAGTCAAAATTACGCCATTTTGTAGGTCGTACATTTAAAGTTTGTTCTTCGTAGTCAGTTTGTATGATTTCTGTTATTTTCATGTTGTTTCGATTAAGTTAAGGGATCTGTGAACACTAACTGTGGACCAGCTGGCGTCAGTCGTATCATACTGTTACCTGTGTGCATGTCCAACCCATAAGTATTGGGATTGGATGATGCCACACACACAATCACCGTCAATGCTTCAATTAACTGAGGATCACGATCACTGAATGTCTGCTGCATGGCTTCTACAAATCCAGGTATCATGTCCTGCATTTTTGTTAGGTCGGTGAGATCAGCAATGGGTGTTTTCTGGAACTGCCGAGATCGTAGTTGATTCCGTATGCCTTTGGCCAAACGCTCCACCGCCTCTGTGAGAATTGTCCAAACTGTGTTCGGATTCCGTATAACTTCTACTTCTGATTGTTTTTCTGGAAAATATCTCAATGTCATGCCAGCCAGTGTCTCATAGTCTAAATCTTCGTATGAATACAGTCGTTCTGTGTCATAGCTGGGTCTTTGCTGTTCCTTGTACTTTTGAACTCGAACATTGTAGACACGAGGGAAAAAGGGATTCTGTGCCATAAGTTTGCGTATGGTATGTACATAGGCCATATAGGCATCAGGTTGACTACGGTCAAAAGCAAATGAGTTCTTTTTTCTAACTGTGAAGGGATCATCAGTCTGAAGTACACCAGCATAGACACCACTGCCCAATAGACTGGTAGGCAAGGGCAAAGTACCAGTGCCACCATTTTCATCAGTCCATTCGGCTGCTGATTCGCCATCAACCCAAACTATCACTGTTTTTTTGCTGGTTGCAGTGCGACCTGGGTATTCGGAAAAAAGTATATTCGCTTCAGCGGGAATGAGCTTCTGAAGCCGATTTCGCCATTGTTCCTCAGTGCCACGAAAAGGTCGAGCTTGAAATCGTCTGAAATTCCGCCTTATAACAGGTTTCGCAGTGACAGGTTGCTCTTGGTATTTGGGCTCAATGATTTCTGTTATTTTCATGTTGTTTCGCTTAGGTTAAGGGATCTGAAAATACTAGTTGTGGACCTACACTGGTAAATCGTATCATGGAATTGGCTGAATGCATGTCAAAACTACCCTTGGGGTTGTATGGCTCAATCATGGCCACACTGGCAATAATGGTCAGTGCTTCAATCAATTCAGGTTCAAATTGAGTAAACTTGGCCTGCATATCCTGTACTAGACCGGGAATACTTTGTTGTATCAAACTCAAATCGCCGTCGGCTTTTTCAAGTTTCCCACGAATTCTACTTAATATGGTTCTTGCTAACCCTTGCATTTTGTCAGTGAGCAAAGCCCATAGATATGCTTCTGCATCTTTTGGTAATTGGCGAATTTGTTTGACATTTGATTCAAGTGCAGGGAAATATCGTAACACTAAACTAGACAAACTTTCTATGTCTAAATTATTCCATGCATGTAAAGTTTCTATATCATAGTCTGAAATACTTTTTCTTGGAGACCTTGTTGTTTTTACTCGGTAAACTCTTGGAAAGTAGGGATTTTGTCCTATGAGATTACGAATAGTGTCTATGTAACTAGCGTATGCGTCTTTGTCGAATTGGTCACTGGCAGTAGTAGAATATCTACTTTGTTTTCTTACTGTAAAAGGATCATCTGTTTTTGATACCACAGAATGTAGACCTTGACCTAGTACACGATCATCTACTCGAGATATGAAACCTGTGCCTATTCTGCGGTTATTTGGGTCGGGAGTCCATTCTCCGATTCTTTCAAAATCGCTGACATAAAACCAACTGCCGTCAGTGGGATTATAATATTGACCCATGGGGTCGATGTCAAATACGGCACGCATCCAATCGTTTTTTGAACCACG